GGCAGTTCCGGGGACTCCGCCCGGATTGGCAGCTCCGGGTACTCCGCCCAGATTGGCAGTTCCGGGGACTCCGCCCGGATTGGCAGCTCCGGGTACTCCGCCCAGATTGGCAGCTCCGGGGACTGCGCCCAGATTGGCAGCTCCGGGTACTCCGCCCAGATTGGCAGTTCCGGGGACTACGCCCAGATTAACTGCACTGGAAGTGATTCTGTGATCTGCTGTGCCGGACATGGCTCTGTGGTAAAAGCGCCAATTGGTTGCTGGATTACACTTGCAGAGTGGAAATACGATGGAGCAAAGCAACGATGCGTTCCGGTATGTGTGAAAACGGAGTATGTCGATGGCGAAAAAATCAAAGCGGATACACCGTACACGCTGAAAAACGGGGAGTTTGTGGAGGTTGAGAGTGATGGAGAATAAATCTGACAAGTGTTCCAGCTGCAAGTACCGAATTGACCCGGGTGGGTGGGCGGCTTGTGACGGCTGCATTCACGATGAAGGCTTGAAAGATCGGTATGAGCCGATGACCAACGCCGACCGCATCCGGAACATGACGGATGAGGAACTGGCAAAGTTACTCAGCACCGGAACGTTTATTTGCGAGGGGCGTAAAGATATCTGCGAGAATATGCCGGGATGCGAGGAATGCAGGTTGGCATGGCTCAAAGCTCCGGCAGAAAGCGAGGGGGAGAAATGAAAGTTCTGATAGCCTGCGAGGAATCGCAAACCGTAGCCCGGGGCAACCCGGGCGGGAAGGAGAAATGGCATGAAACATTATGATGGAAAGAAAATCAAAGAATATATCCGCACTCATTCGGATGGACTTGTTGCCGTTGAAATAGGCATGGACGAGGACTGGGGATGGACAACTGACGAAGTGTGGCGCAACGGGGAATTTCGAAAGAATTTGAATGAGCGATTCATCGAGGTGATGGGAATTACTGGTTCCTATTGGGCAACGCCTACGCTATACGCTATTTTTGATGATGGCCGCACAGAAAGGATTCCGGTTTACTGGGAGGATAATAATCAAGCGTCTGCGGAGGATATTCAAAGAATGAAGCAGTTTGCACGCGCTACGGCGTTTGACGGAAGTCTGGAACAGGAGGACTAGAAAATGGACGAAATCAAATTGAAGCCCTGCCCGTTTTGCGGCGGTAAAGTTGGCCTCGTTCTGTGTGATGACGAAGGGAATCTGCATGACGAGGCATACAGAGAACGCCCTTATAGTGGGCTTGGCTTTATGCTTCAACACGCTCACGAGGAAAACCCGGGATGCCCGATTGCAAGCTATGAGTGTGATGGCGGGATTTTGGGCGGTGTGTATATTTACGACACGGAAGAACAGGCTGCTGAAGCATGGAACAGGAGGGCTGACAATGGCTAAAGCGGTACTTATCAGCATCCGCCCGGAGTGGGTGGAGAAGATTGCCAGAGGTGAAAAGACCGTTGAGGTGCGAAAAACCAGGCCAAAGCTGGACACGCCGTTCAAATGCTACATCTACTGCACGCAAGGCAACGACGCACGCAGACTGCGCGGCTCATGGGGCAAGGTCATTGGGGAGTTTATTTGCGACCGGGTTGAAACCATCAAGGCGGCAACAGAACCGTATGGAATCTACGATGTGGATGATGACTTTGTGGCGCAGACTGGGCTTGTGGACGGCGCTTTGTGGGACTACGGAAAAGGTGCAACACTGTACGGCTGGCACATTTCCAAGTTGGAAATCTACGATACGCCGAAACCGCTGAGCGAATTTACAGGGCTGCGGACGAAAAGGGATAGCATGGAACTGTACATGCTAGAACGCCCACCCCAGAGTTGGTGCTATTTTCATTACTGCCCCAACTGCGGCGCAAAAATGGATTTGGAGGTATAACATGACCAGAGAAGAAGCAATTAAACATTCCGAAGCCGTGATGGATTATATGGCTGATGCGGCGGATTTGCTGGAAAAACAGCAGAATAAAATCAGGGATCTTGAATACGAGGCCCAGGAGCGCGAGAAAACCGTCGTTCATCATCAGATGCAGTGGCAGGCTGCCGAAATGTTCATTTGCACCATGTGCGGTCATTTTGACCACAGTACAGACGGAAATATTGTCTACGGGAACAAGGAGTGTTGTGAGATCGTCGGCTACCCCTATTGTAAGAAGTTCACCCCATGGATTTCCGCGTCTGTTCGGTTGCCGAAGGAACTTGAGCCTGTAAATGTGGTGTGGGTAAATCACAACCCAGCGCCGTACTACCGGTACATGAAGGACGTTCCGCAAAAAGCGACTGCTGTCTATTACAGGGAAAAGTGGTATTGGTGGTCGTGTGGTTGCGAAGATTTGCTTGTAGAGTACGGCGTGGACGAAACAGATCAGGTGGATGACGATATTGAAATCACCCACTGGCAGCCACTTCCTGAACCGCCGGAGGAAGGAGGCACAGAGAAATGAGCTATGATCTGAGAATCGCCGTTAAGGTGGATGGATGCGATAAGTTCGCACAGATCGCCGAGCCGGAATACAGCAACCCCACGTATAATCTGGGCAAGATGTTCCGGGCTTGTACCGGGTGGAATTACAAGCAGGGAGAATATTACAAGTGTTCCGACGTGATCGGGAATATCGAGAAAGGCGTTAAAGAGCTGCGGGCAAACAAGGTGCAATACAAGCAGTACGAGCCGGAAAATGGCTTGGGAAAGGTTGCCGACGCAGTGGTTGCGCTCGAAAATCTGCGGGATTGCATCTATGAGCAGGCAGAGGAAATTCCGCTGGATTGCCTGTATGTGGCATGGTAGGAGGTGCAGGGGAATGAGTGAAAGACAAGAACACCGTCAGCGTCTTAACGCCAGGATTGCTTACGCCGCCGCTATTGAGCGGTGGGCGAAGAATCAGCCGTCACGCATTCGGTTCTTTGCCGTCAGACGCTGGCTGAAAGAGATGCCGAGGAAGGAGGATTTTTATGAGGCTGATTGATGCTGATTTACTTACAACTGAGATTATAAAAATTTCCGGCGTTATACCTAATTTTAATGAGGATGTGGCGCTTTGCTCGGTCGATAGCATGCCCACCGTGCGAGCTGTGTCACTCGCAGAGTTTACGTGTGTGCAGAAGCAGCTGATTTCGCGCAACGCCCAACTGCTGTACGCGAAAGAAAAAATGGAATCCATGGTGCCGGTTGTCAGGTGCCGGGACTGCATTGCATTTGAGGAAATAGGCAAGTACCCCACCAACAAAGGAGGAACGCCATTTGGGTATTGCTATCATTGGCAATATGAGCAGGGCATGTCCCCTAACGAGGTAGACGGCAATGCTTTTTGCAGTTATGGGGAGCGAAAGGTGGATGAAAATGGAAGAACTTAACGGCTACACCCCACCTGCCAGCTTGAATTTAAGCGACTTCCAGGATGCTATCGGCGATGCCGTAGTACAGGCGATTATAAAGATCGGTATCCGGGTGAATCGGGAAGAACTTCTGAAAGCTCTGAAATATGATCGGGGGCAGTACAAGGCGGGGTATGACGCTGGTTTCGCAGACGGGTTCATTGAAACGCTCCATATCGTCCGCTGCCGGGACTGCATCCACCGGCAGGGAGACGAGAATCCTATGTGTATGCTGCACACCGAGCCTTACCCAAATGTCAGAGGCTACAAGGGCGAGGCTGTTTGCGTGGAAATGAACGGCTTTTGCAGCTACGGCGAACGAAAGAAAGGGGGCGCAGAAAATGGCTAAAGTTATCGCGGCTGTGTTCGCTGTGATTGTGTTCCTGCTTTTCTGCGTGCTTATTGCCACGGGGCTGGTATGGGGGATTCTTACAATCGTCAAGGAAGTCATCGAGCTGTGGCGGGAAATAAAGGAGTGAGAACCATGAGCAAGAAACCGGACTATCTCATCCTGTGCTCCATAGCTGCCCAGAAAGCCGGGACGAGCTACGGGAAGTACATGGCAATGACGGATACCACCCACCGATTCAGACCGATGTGGAGGACGTGGAAGCCTCTCAGGGCATTTCCAAAATCTGCCCCCAGTGCGGGAAGGAATTCACGCAGGGCAAGATCAAGCAGAAAATCTATTGCAGTTTGGAGTGCCAAAAAGCCCACGCTCAGAGAGCCGCTCAAAGGAGGTACCGTGACAGGAAAGCGGCGACTGACGCGGGATAAGGAAATGGGGCGGTAATGTGGAGTACAGGGACGGCAGGAAGTATTGCGTCGGGTGCCGGTATTTCTTTGGATATTATGAAGGCAGCCGGTGCTGCAATTACATATTCGTCCATGGGGAAAAGCGGCCTTGCCCTCCCGGGAAGAATTGCACCGAAAGGAGGGCGAAAACGAAAAACAGGAGACGGAATTTAATATTATAGCTTTATCCCTGTATAGTATATATTAAATATAATCTTATACCTTGTGTGTATTGTGTATATCTATACAGGAATTTAATAAGATATGCAAGGAGGAACGGAATGAACTGGAAGTATGAGGCCATTGAAAAGCTCAAAGAATACAGTGCGAAAAGACAATCCCTGAAAAGTATTCCCGAAGAAATGGCGCGGCTGGAATCCGCTATGCAGAGTATCCGAAGCGCCACGTCTGACGGTACGCCGGTAAGCGGCGGCGGTTCCGGCCGGGAAGATGCGATGCTATCGAATATCGTTCACCGTGAGGAACTGGCGCGGTCGCTGGAACAGGCGAGAAAATGGGTGTCGCTTGTGGATTCCGGGCTTGAAGTCCTTACAGACGATGAGCGGAAGGTGCTGGATAGATTCTACATAAAGCCCGCGAGGGGAAATGTGGACAGGCTGTGCGAAGAATTTGGGATTGAAAAATCTCAGGTTTATGCGCGAAAGGATTCGGCGCTTCACCATTTTACAATTTCCCTGTACGGATGCGCAGAAATTTGAAAAACCGGAAAAAAACCGGAAGATTTTTCGGTTTGAATGTGCTATACTGGTAAAAAAGAAAAAGCGCAAGAGGCTTGGGATTGTTCCTGAGCCTCTTTTTGCGTGGCACGGTAGATAACGAGTTGGGCGCTCTCTCCCCAACAGAAGGCCGTTTAAATCGGCCTCGCGCCATATATATCGCCGATGGCCTCCCACCGGCGACGAAACCCGGAAACGGGCAAAGCGGTTCCCCGGCACCGTAAGCCGGAGGGATGCGGGGAAGTAGCAAGGCCGGAGAGCAGCCTTGTGATAAGAGGAAAGAATGCCGGTTCAACTCCGGCCTTTCCCGCTATTTTTACTATTTTGCATGAGAGGTGGTGCTATGGCTGCAAGGATTACAGATCGGAAGAAAAAAAGAATAATTGCCGACTGGATAGAAATGCAGTCGTACAGCGCCGTTGCAAAAAAGCATGGCGTAACTCACCAGACTGTGAAAAGGATTGTTAGCGCTTCACCGGATATCGCCCAAAAAGTGCAGAAAAAAAAAGAAGAGAATACCGCCGACATGATGGCGTACATGGAATCACAAAAAGCGGCGATGCAAGAAGCAATCACTTTGCATCTGAAAGCGCTCACAGACCCCGAAAAGATTTCAGCCGCAACATTAAGCCAGATTGCAACATCTTTCGGGATTATTGTCGATAAGGCAACAAGAAACACGGCAAGCGGCAATGATAGTCTCAATAAGCTGGATGGGCTAATTAAGGAGTTTAGAGATGCTATTAAGCCCGAAACAGATTGAATTTGCAAGGTATGGGAATCACCGATGGAATTTCAAGGGCGGCGCGACCAGAAGCGGGAAAACATATCTTGATTTCAAGTGGATTATTCCCATGCGGATTCGAGAACGCGCCGGGAAGGATGGGCTTTCCGTTATTTTGGGCGTTACAAAATCCACAATAGAGCGAAATGTGCTAGAGCCTATGCGGAATCTGTACGGAGATAAACTTGTTGGGGCGATTTCCAGCGATAATACAGCATGGATTTTTGGCGAGAAGTGTTATTGCCTTGGCGCGGAAAAAGTGTCTCAGGTATCGAAGATTCGCGGCGCGTCTATCAAGTATTGCTACGGCGACGAGGTCGCGGACTGGTCGGAGGAAGTTTTTGCCCTCCTGAAAAGCCGGCTTGATAAGGAGTATTCCTGCTTCGATGGCACATACAATCCACAGTATCCCCACCACTGGCTAAAGAGATTCCTTGATAGTGATGCCGATATTTTCAGCCAAGAATACACAATAGACGATAATCCATTTTTGCCCCCCACTTTTGTTGAAAACCTGAAAAAAGAATATGCCGGAACGGTGTTCTATGATCGGTACATTCTGGGGAAATGGACGCTGGCAGAGGGGCTTGTATACGATTTTTCCGAAGCGAATATCACGGATGAAGTGCCGGAATTCGCGGATTATTACATAAGCATCGACTACGGCACCCTAAACCCGTTTTCATGCGGATTATGGGCTGTGAATGGTAATAATGCGGTAAGAATCAAAGAATATTACTACGATGGTAGAGCCGAATGCAGGCAGCAAACTGACGAGGAATATTGCGACGCTGTGGAGAGCCTAACGGACGGATACGAAATCAAGCGGGCGGTTATTGACCCTTCGGCGGCTTCTTTCATTACCGCCCTGAAACGCCGTGGATTCCGCGTCCAGCAGGCGGACAACGCCGTTCTTGATGGCATTCGGCGCACGGCGGTATATCTCAAGAACGGGAATATAAAAATTCACCGGTGCTGCACGGATGCCATTCGGGAGTTCGGGCTTTACCGGTGGGACGATAAGAAAACGGAGGACGCGGTAGTGAAGGATAACGACCACGCTATGGATGATATCAGGTACTTTTGCAACACCATCATGAAATACAAGGTGGAAAAGAAAAACGAGATTTCTCCCGCTGCTGCGTTGCTGCTGTGATTCTGTGTGATTCCTTTATGGAGGGAATAAATGAAAATTTATCAAGATTTGGAAGAAGCCATTGCGAAGGGAACTACCGGGAAATTCATACGTGATGCCGTGCGGGAACACCAGAGCAGCAAGGCGTACAAAGACGCCGCTGACGGTATGGCGTACTATAACAAGCATAATATCACCATTGAGAAATTCCAGAAGTTCCTTTTTACCTTATCTGGGAACAAAACTCCTGATATTTGGAGCAGCGACTACCGGCTTAAAACGCTAACGTTTCGGCGGCTGGTGACGCAGGAAGTGGGCTATATTTGCGCTAATGGCGTAAGCATGGACGAAAAGGAAAAGCTGGGCGCGGGCTTCGACAATAAGCTGCAAACGGCGGCAAAATTGGCGCTGGCGCAGGGTGTTTCCTACGGCTATTGGAATCTCGATCATCTGGAAGTGTTTTCGTTCGCCGATACTCCCGGAAATCCGGGATTTGTTCCGCTGCTGGATGAAAAAACATCTGAGCTGATGGCCGGTATTCGGTACTGGTTCCGGGAGACTGGCCGAAAAACTGTTTTCCGGGCTACGCTTTACGAGTTGGACGGCGTGAGCGAATGGAGCGCGGAGGGAAGCGACGACGCGCAGCCCATGGCCGAGAAACGCGCATATATCCACAAGGAGCTGAGGAACGATCTGGGCGTTGTGGATGTGTGCGACGAGAACTATACCCGCCTGCCTATTGCGGTATTGTATGGCAACGATACCCACGAAAGCGAACTCGTCGGGTTGCGTGGCTCCATAGACTGCTATGATTTTATCAAATCCGGGTTCGCAAACCAAATTGACGATACCAGCGGAATTTACTGGATTCTGCACAATACCGGCGCTATGGACGATAAGGATTTGGCACAGTTCATCCAGAGAATGAAGAGCGTAAAGGCGAATGTGGTAGATAGTTCCGCTGAAACGGCAGCAGAAGCCCACACCCTTGACGTTCCTGTAGAAGCCCGGAAAACCATGCTGGATATCTTGCGGCGCGACCTGTACGAAGATGCCCAGATGCTTGATGTGACGGCTCTGGCGGGCGCTGAGAAAACGGCTACAGAGATTTCGGCGGCGTATCAGCCACAGGACAACAAATGCGCCGATTTCGAGTATTTCTTGATAGATTTCATTCGGCAGATTTGCGCTGTTGCTGGTATCAGTAATCCACAGCCGGAATTTACGTGGAACAAGGTAATAAATCGCACTGAGGAAACAAATATGGTGCTTTCGGCGGCTGCGTTCCTTGATGAAGAAACGGTTCTGAAACACCTCCCGTTTCTTTTGCCGGAGGAAGTGCCGGAAATCCTGAAAAGGAAAGCGGACGCTGACATAAATACGGTTTACGGCGGTGATGAGGATGGCCAGACCGAATGAAGCCGATAGAGGAACCGATAGGGCGCTTGCCGACTTGGAGCGCCGCATTAACTCCGTATATTCTAAGGCGGCTAAAGAGCTGCAAGAGGAAATAGATGCCTTTTTCAAGCACTTTGCCGATCAGGATAAGAAGATGCAGGACTTGATAGGCCAGAAGCGCAACGGTAAGGAATGGACTGAAAAGGACTACCAACAATGGCGGCTGAACCAGATGGGGCGCGGGGCACGGTTGGAAGCGCTCCGGGACAAGCTGGCCGAACGTGCGACGGAAGCAAAAGAGGTGGCGCTTGCCTATGTGAACGACGCTACGCCGGGAATTTACTCCCTGAATCGGAATTACACCGCCTATACCATTGAGAGAGTTCACCCGAGTGCGGATTTTACGCTTTTTGACGAGCAGACCGTAAAGCGCTTAATTGTGGAGCAGCCGGACGTAATGCCATACTACCCCGAAAGGCTTGCGCTAAAGCGGGGCATTGATTTGGCTTTTGGAAAGCAGCAGATTACAGCAAGCGTTACAGGCTCCATTTTGCAAGGCAGAAGCATCAAGCAGATATCCGATGATTTGCAGTCCAGAATCGTCACAATGAGCCGTGTAAGCGCCATTCGAGCGGCAAGAACGGCAGTTACCGCCGCACAGAATGCCGGTAGAATGGACAGCTACGCCGCCGCTGACGAAATGTGGGGCATTAAATCCAAGAAAAAGTGGGTAGCCACAAAGGATTTGCGCACCCGCCACGATCACGGGATGGCAGACAATCAGATTGTGGACTACGATCAGCCGTTTGATGTCGGCGGCTATAAGATGATGTTCCCCGGGGATGGATCGTTGGGAGCGCCTGGGCATGAGCTGTGTAATTGCCGCTGCACGGTGGTGAATGCCACGGACGATGATCTGGAAGCAGAACCCCACATGATGCGCGTGAAGAATCCCGAAACTGGGGAATATGAGCTTATCAAGAAAAAATCGTACAAAGAATGGTACGACGAGAAGAAAGCGCAGTATCCCCCAGAAAAATGGGCGGGCATGGTAAAAGCTGGCAAGAACTATCAGGCCGACCAACGGCAATATGCTGATTTTGTAAATGTTTTGGGAAATAAAGCCCCGAAAACGTTTGCAAAATTCCAAGATTTGAAGTATAATGATATTGATGGGTGGGAGACGCTCAAAACAACGAAACGGCAGACCGATGTTGTAAAGAATGCTGAGTGTATAACTACTCCGAAGAAATACACGGGATATTTCCTGAAAGATGGGGCAAAGCACGCCGACCAGTTCTTCGATGTTGGCTACACAGCAGATAATCCGCTTAAGCTGCGATACGATATGGCAAGGCAGTTTGATATGAGCAAAGCTGTGGAGTTCAAGGAATTGGGCGGCGGAGCAACTCAATTTAACATCTACATGGAGTTGGGAGTTACAAAGAAGCGGTCTTTTGTTACGGGGTGGATACAAGATACGCCGGATAGCAAACCGAGAATTGTAACCAGTTTTAGAAAGAATCGAGGTGGGGAAGCATGATTAAAGAATACGACCATGTAAAAGTCCTCAAGACAGGCGACACAGGAATTGTCGTCGATGTTCGTGATACTGGTGGCATTTTCTACCTTGTAGAACTGGACAAAAACAACGAACTATTGGACTGCAAGAGGGAGGAGATAGAAAAGCTTGGCAATTAGAATATGGCAAGGACTGAAAGCACTGTGCAAAAATGCATGGTGCTTTTTCTATGCCCAAATCTTCCAACCGGATAAAAAAGAAGCGGGCTGGAATCCCCGCTTGTGGCGGATTATGCGTATGCGCCGCCACGAACCGCACAAGACCGGCTCTGGAAGAAGCAGAAAAGGAGGAGAAAATGAGCGTTACCTTTGTGGATAACTCTGACGAAATTCTCCGCGCACTTGGGGAAGCGTGCGAGCGCGGCTTGTGGCGGTGCGGAGAAAAGGCTGAGGGATATGCAAAGGATTTATGCCCGGGCGCAGGAGACGGAACCGGAAGACTAAAAAATGACATCGCCGCTACTGTGATTGACGGTAAAAAAATGCACGTCGGAACAAATGTGTATTACGGCATTTATCAGGAAATGGGAACCGGTAAATACGCAGTGAAGGGCGGAGGCCGCCCCACCCCGTGGTGCTATCAGGACGAGCAAGGGGTCTGGCATTGGACAGCTGGCAACCGGGCGTACCCGTTTATTAAGCCGTCAATCGCCGATCATCAGGGAACGTACAAAAACATTCTAAAAGACGAACTCACCAAAGGAGATTGACAGGGCGTGGAAACCAGAAAAATTAACATTCTTGGAGATAGTAACGGAGGGGAGGAATAAGAATGGGCGGTAGAGGAAGCGCCGGCGGTGCCGGCAAGTTCGGGAAAGAGGCTGGGGTCGGCCTATCGAAACGAGATATTGAACGCGCAAATGCTGCATCCATAATCGATATGGGCGATATTATAAACCGAACATTTGAACGTAATATAGCGGAAATTAACGGGCTATCTCTTTCGGATAATGAGAAAAAAGATGCCACAACCAAGATGAAAAATCTCGCAACCAATGCGTTGAAAACGGCGGCGGGGGCAGTCAATCCTTATTCAAGCGGGCCAGCAAGACTTACAACAGCGCAGAAAACGGGTAGCGCAGCAGATAGGGCTGCAAAAGCACGCGGAGAAATGGATAGTTTCATGCAATCGGTGCGCAGCAAATCAAGCAAAAACAAAAAAGCAGCAGAAAACAAAGCGTTTTCTAATGCGTTTGTTTCTGCACAAAAGTCTGGCGCGCTGGAAGTTACTGTGAACGGGAAAACGTACCGTAGAGCCAACAGGCGTAGTAGTACGTGGAGGCCAGTATGATAAACTTCGAAAATCTAGATAAAGCCATTTTTCCCGGCGTTGGAAAGTACGGAATACCTGAAATCGCGCCGACAACTGAATACCCGGCGGGCGAGTTTATCCCCGATGAACTATGCCATGAGCTGCAAAAATCCGGAAGGAAAAAATTTGCATTCTTTTGTGGATGATTACCAATTTACTAGGTTTTGGAATACGCCAGACCGATATATTCCTATGCTGTCTCGGTTCGCCGCCGTGTGCGCACCGGATTTTTCCACATACACAGATATGCCACTGGCCATGCAGATTTACAACCACTATCGGAAACACTGGCTTGCGGCGTATTGGCAGGCGCACGGGCTTACAGTATACCCAACAATCAGTTGGAGTGATGAACAATCCTATGATTGGCGCTTCGATGGCGAGCCGGTAGGCGGCGTTGTTGCCGTGTCCAGCGTGGGAACGCAGAACAACAAGGAAGCTAATCGGCTTTTTCTTAAAGGATATGAAGAAATGATGAAGCGATTAGCCCCGTTATTTGTGATTTTTTACGGTAAAGTGCCGCTTGAATGCGATTGGAATGTAATTCGGGTACAGCCGTATTACAAACAGATAGAGAGCAGGAGAAAAGCCAATGCTGACCGCTGACCAGATTGAAGCCCTTGGAGATAAGGCACAGCAGCTCATTACCCCGGTGACGGAGTTTCTGATTGAGGATATTGCCGGGCGAATCGCGGAAGCTGGCCAATTCACCAGCACAGCGGCCTATCAGACATGGAGGCTTCAACTTTGAAAGTGGCCTTGCGGAAAACTCCGAATGGGCACAGAACGAGGAAATGGTAGATTTTTTTGCTATCCAGTTCCCCAAACTTATGGAAGCGTTCAAAAACGCTGACGCGATTTGAGGGGCAATAAATGAATAATGACGAAATCATAAAGGCCATAGAGGCTATCATAAAGCGTGGGAACGATGTGGAGATACGGCGCAAGGGCGACGGCTACATAGTCCTAGAAGTAAAGAAAACAATCAAATATTCTTCTCCTGCGTAATTGGGCGCAGGAATGGGCAATCGGAGCCGAACAGTACGTAGATTTTGCGTGCTGTTCGGCTCCTTTTTTGTTTATTTCGGTAAAACCCGCGAAGTATAGCGGCTTTTATATCACAGTCGTCCCCGAAGAATAGGGGCGAAGAAAGGAAGACTGAAACAATGGCATTAACTCGCAAACTTTTGAAGGGGATGGGGCTTACCGACGAACAGGTGGACACCATCATTGAAGCGCACACCGATACCGTGGACGGCCTGAAAGCCGATATCGGGAGGTACAAGGCAGACGCTGAGAAACTTCCTGGCATTCAAAAGGAATTGGATGATCTGAAAAAGGAAGACGCTGACGGCGGATACAAGGCCAAGTACGAGAAGGAAAAGAAAGACTTTCAGGATTTCAAAGACGGAGTTGCCGCTAAGGAGAGCGCCGCCGCCAAGGAAAGGGCTGCACGGGCGTACTTCCAGAGCAAGGGCATTCCCGCCGAGAGCATGGGGCTGGTTATCCGTGGAGCCAAAGCTGAAATTGATGGCCTGAAACTGGACGGCGAAAGTATCAAAGATACCGCCGCGCTGGATGGGCTACTTTCCGGCGATTACAAAGGCTTGATCGGCAAGACTACCACCACAGGCACCCAAACACAGACACCGCCTAACACCTCTGGTGGTGCAAAGAGCCGCGCCGAAATCTACAAAAAGGACGATAAAGGCCGGTATATTTTGTCCACCGCTGAGAGGCAGGCCGCGCTTGCTGAAAGCATGGCAAGCGAAAACAAATAACTTTTTTGAAAGGAGCTGTACAAATGGCAGCAAAAGAAAACGTAACGATTTCCACACAGTTCACCACGTCCGCGCGAGAGGTGGACTTTGTAACCCGGTTCAACGATAACTGGGACGCACTGCGCACCATTCTGGGCATTATGCGGCCTATCCGCAAGGCACCCGGCACGAAACTGGTATCCTACAAGGCAGAGGTAGACGGCGATTTGCAGGGCGGTGCCACCGTAGCGGAAGGCGACGAGATCCCCTTCACCAAGATGAAGGTTTCCCCCGTCACCTATGGCGATATTGAGGTGGCCAAGTACGCAAAGAGCGTTACCATCGAAAGCGTGGCCAAATACGGCGCAGAGGTCGCCGTAGAAAAGACGGACGACGCTTTCCTGGTTGCCCTGCAGAACAAGGTTTTGGGTGACTTCTACACGTTCCTGGCTACCGGCTCTCTGGCGCTGACCCCCAAGACCTGGCAGCTGGCGCTCGCACAGGCAAAGGGCAAGGTGCTTGCGAAGTTCATGGGCATGGACAAGGACGTGACCGAGGTCGTTGGTTTTGCCAACATCATGGATTTCTACGACTACCTGGGCGATAAGGAGATTACCACCCAGACCATGTTCGGCCTTACCTATGTTCAGAACTTCCTGGGCTACAACACCCTTTTCCTCCTGCCTGACAAGTACGTCGCCGCCGGTAAGGTGATTGCAACCCCTGTTGAGAACATCGACCTGTACTACGTCGACCCGAGCGACAGCGACTTTGCCAAGCTGGGGCTGAATTACACCGTGAAGGGCGAAACCAACCTGATCGGCGTACATGTCGAGGGCGACTACTCCCGGGCTACCGGCGATATGTACGCCATCATGGGCATGAAGCTGTGGGCGGAGTACCTGGACGGCATCGCCGTTGCCACTGTTACCCCGGCGGGGGGTTAAGGGCGGCTCTGACAGCTGACAAAACCGCACCGGAGACCGTGGGATTTGACGGAATGACGAAAGCGCAGCTTTTGGAGTACGCCAAAGAAAACGGTATCTCCGGGGTCAGCGCCGCAATGAACAAAGCGGACATTCTGGCCGTTGTAAAGAGCCGGTAAAGGAGGGAATCACATGGGACATGCGGTAAGCCTGTATGAGCTGCTTGTGTACCTGCGTAATTTCTTCCCTGGCTTGCACTGGCAGTTTACCGGGGAGGAAATCACCGCGAACCGGATTGTTATTCCCGGCCTTGAAACCGGCGATTACTACCTGATCGAAGGAAGCCGGAGGAATAACGGGATTCACGTGTACGGTGATGCTGATTTGCGGAACGAAACTTATACCGGAATCGTTACGGAAATCTGCGTACCGCCGGAGGTGCTGACGATTCTGGAAGAAATCAACACATGGCAGGAGAAGAACGCCGAGGCCGTGCAAAGCCCGTATCAAAGCGAATCTTTCGGTGGCTACTCATACACAAAGGCAAGCAGTTCTTCCGGCTCCGGCGAAAGCACGAGCTGGAAAACGGTGTTTGCGCCGCGCTTACGGATATGGAGGAAGATATGAGCTTGCTTGACTACTACCTGAATAACACGTGCGCACTGATGGAAAAGAAGCGCACCCCGGACGGGGAGGGCGGCTGGGCAACGGAATGGGCACAGGGCGCGGAGTTCGATGCGGCTATTATTCTGGATACCTCCATGCAATCCAGAATCGCGGAGAAGGAGGGCGTTACCAGTGTGTACACCATTACCACCCGCCGCGCGAATCCGCTTTCTTTCCATGATGTATTCAAGCGGCTTTCCGATGGTGCAATTTTCCGGGTGACGAGCAACGGGAGCGATAAGCAAGCGCCCACGGTCGGCACTTTGGATATGTGCCAGGTTACCGCCGAGAAATGGGAGCTGACAAAATGACGGCAACAGAAGCGCTCTACAAGTTTTTTTCCGGCTTTAATCTCCCCGCGTATCCGGATACAGCGGTACCGAGCGACACAGTAATGCCCTACCTAACCTATTCCGTCTCCGTCGGCGGGTGGGGCGATATGGCGAACTCGCTGACGGTAAAGCTGTGGTATCACACGGAGAAAGAGGCAGAGCCGAACGCCAAGGCGGAGGAAATTTCCCGCATGATAGGACGTGGAGGCATTCAGCTGCCTTGTGATACCGGCACAGTTTGGCTTATGCGCGGTGAGCCGTGGTGCATCAATTCCACATTTGAATCAGATCAATCCATCAAATTGCGGCAACTGAACGTTGCCGCAATTTTCAATACCATATAGGAGGAAATCAATGAAATTTACACAGATTCCGCAGGATACCTTTAAGGAGCTTGTGCTGAATGCCGGTGTTCTGCTTTCAGCTTTTTCGCCCGATACGGCGGAAGTCGCCGACGGCACTATTATTGGCGCTACCAGCGGCGGCTTGACCTTCGCAGCAACGCCCAGCTTCTCCGATTTCGGCGAGGATATCGATAACTGCCCGAAGAACACGAAGGAGTTGAAACGGCTGGAAAGCTGGGAGGTGAAGCTTAGCGGCACTTTCGTGTCTGTGAACGCCACTAACGCAAAATCGATGGTGGCCGCCGCTGATGAAGCCGTCGGGAAAATCACGCCCAGAAATGATATTGCCGCCGAGGATTTCAAGGATATCTGGCTTGTGGCCGATTATTCCGACAAAAACGGCGCGAAAAAGGGCGGCTATCTGGCCATCCATATGTTGAACGGCCTTTCTACTGGCGGTTTCCAGCTGAAAACCGGCGACAAGAGTAAAGGCCAGTTCGCGTTCGAGTTCACCGGCCATTATTCCATTACGGCGCAGGATACACCGCCTTTTGAGATTTACGTGAAGGCCGGAGAGGCCGAATCCGCTACGATGTAGGAGGCTAAGCATGAGAAAACTATCTCAACTTGGCACGGATGAGTGCCTGGACGTGCTGTGCGAGATTACCCCGCACATTGTGAATCTCGTTTCTGACGAGGAAATTATGAACGCCATCGGCAAGCCGGTGGACAAGAAAAACTCCACGAAGGTTGGCGTTATGCTGATTGGTGCGCAGAGGATTACCACCGTTGTTCCGCTGCTGCTGAAAACGCACCGAGCCGACATTTATGCTATTTTGTCCATCATGGGCGAAAAGAGCATTGAGGAAGTGGCCGCACAGAGTACCATGGCGACGCTTTGGCAGATTAAGGAGCTTTCCAACGATAAGGAACTGCTGAGTTTTTTCAAATCGTGGGGGCGTGGGGAGCAGAGCGAATAATCAGCGCACTGTGCGCCCTCCCCAGAGTACGGGCGAGGGCGTACCTCTCCATTCTTCCCATGGAGTTGAAAAAGCAATGCGAACGCGAAATTCTTCGGCGCTACGTTACCGACGGTATCCAGATGATAACGCAAAACACGGCGGGGTGTGATGAGCGATTGTATCTATCTATTGGATACGAGGATATCATCAACCCGAAGCCGGAGGAAAACCGGTCTGCGGAGGATATCGTGGCGGATGTGGTGAAAAATGCTGGGCTGAAACTGGTGACGAAAGGCGGTGGGCAGGATGGCGGCTAACGTTTTCAATCTTGAAGCGACAATCACACTTAATGCAGATGAATATGAACGTTCGCTAAAGGATTCAGAAAAGAAAACCAGTACATTTGCCGATGTCCTGAAAGCTAATCTTGCTAGTGATACCATTAAGGCCGGAGTAAAGAAGCTTGCCGGGGTAGTTGCAGACGTTGGCAAAGCGGCCTACACCAGTTATGCGCGGTATGAGCAGTTAGCCAGTGGCGCACAGCTGATGTTTGGCGACGCTTACGATTTTGTGGCGGAGAAAGCGAGAAACGCCTACAAGTCCGTGCAAATGAGCCAGAACGACTATTTGCAGCAGGTGAATGGATTTGTAACCGGCCTGAAAACCGCCCTTGGTGGCAATGTGCAGGCCGCCGCCAAACTTGCCGACAAAGTTATCACCGCCGAAGCCGACGTTGTGGCGGCAACCGGAAACACCCAAGAAGCGGTACAGAATGCATTTAACGGCATCATGAAATCCAACTTCACGATGCTGGATAATTTGCAGTTGGGTATTACCCCCACAAAAGAGGGATTCCAGCAGCTGATTGACAAGGTAAACGAGTGGAACGCAGAAAACGGCGAGGCTACCACCTACACCATTGACAATCTAGCTGACTGCCAAGCCGCCCTTGTGGACTATATCGAAATGCAGGGGCTTTCGAACTATGCTGCGGAAGAAGCGGCAAGGACGATAGAAGGTTCCACGGCATCCATGAAAGCAGCATGGCAGAATCTGGCTACCGGCATGGCTGACAGCAGCGCCGACATGGAAGGACTTACCCAGGACTTTGTGGACAGCGTATTTACAGCCGGAAAGAACATTATACCCCGTGTACAGCAAATTGTTACCGGCGTTGGAACTGCCACGGTAGAAGCTATTTCGTATCTCCGGGAAACGAATAGCGCTATTGATCTTCTCGTCACGGCGTTTGAGCTCGCGGCCACAGCGGCAGCCGTTGCAGGTACTGCGATCGGGGTGAATATGGCCGGAAAAGCCATTGCAAATATCGCCACGATATTCACGGCAAATGCCTCGGCGCTTGCGTTCTTTACAGCGGAAAGCGGGAAAGCGGCGGTCGCGGAAGCCACGCTAAATGGTGTATTTTCCGTCAGTGAAATCGCCGTTGGTGTACTCACCGGGAAGATTTCCCTTGCAACTGCGGCGCAGTATGCATGGAATACGGCTATAAACGCGAACCCCATTGGCTTGATTGCCGCGGCTGTAGCTGCTCTGGCGATTGGCATTGGCAAGGCAACCAAGGCGCACAAGGATTTCGTCAAAGAGTTAGCCGGAGAGCCGCAGACGGTAGAAAAAGCACGCGCAAAGGTAGAAGAGCTTGAGCAGCAGTACGAGGAAGCTTCAAAAGCCAGACTGGAAGCGTTCTCGTCGGATGCTGGTTTCAGCGGTGACACCGTCGAGATGGAGAGATTAGCCGAAGCCATAAAGCAGGCGAAGCAGAATCTTGCCGATTTGGAAGCGCAGGAGCAGGCCGCCGCCGAGGAAGCGGCAAAGCCCGCAAATGTGATAAAGGCTGCTTCTGAGGAATACGCCGCCGCCGCACAGTCCATTTTGGAGGATTACCAGAATACCTATACCACCATCTATAACGGGCTGCATGATGTGGGGTCCGCATTTACTTCCCAAATAGAAGTTGCAAAAATGTCGTGGGATGATTTCATGGGTAATCTTAAAGGAAATACCGAAGTCCTTCAGCAGATCGATGAAGATTTCGCATTCATTTCCGAAAAGGCAGACCTCGCAGGCATTAGCGTTGACGGACTTTCTCAATATCTCGCGTCCATGAGTACGGGGGAACAGGCCGGATTCCTTGCAGGGCTACGTGATGAACTAGAAGATATGTCCGGCGGCACCGAGGGGCTAAGCAAAAAACTTGCGGAGCTTATGGATAATGTTTCTGCATATGAGGCCGCAGGAACCGAAACTTCTGATGGATTGGCGTTGGCGGTGGAGAATGTGAACGCTCGTATGCAGGAAGCTGCAGACAGCTACGTGGAAAAGGTCGGCGATCTTGACCAGGAGGCGGCGGCTACAGAGGCGGCAACCAATACCATGAGTGGTCTGGTTGCCGGTATCGACAGCAGCACGCCGGGAGTTTTGGATAAGCTGGATTCTCTCGCCTCCCAGATGAAATCACGGCTGACAAATAGCTTTGCCAACTACACGCTCACGATAAAGGCCAATATCAAAGGGAGCAACGTTCCCGGAGCAAAGAGCGGCCTTGATTATGTACCATACGACGATTATCTGGTACGCCTCCACAAGGGGGAAAAAGTTCTCACTGCCGAGGAAGCGCGAGCATATAGGGCTGGAAAACCGGCTGGTGCATCCGGCGGGGTGGACTACGACGGAGTGGGCTTTGCTGGTGGTGGACGTGGCGTGACAATTATCCAGAATATTAATTCTCCTGTGCAATCCGAAGTGGAGCTGGCAGCAGCCACAGAGGCTTATTTCACACAAGCGAGGTGGACAATTTGACGAACTTCAACAATTTAAGCAAATTGTTCCGCTACGTGAACGAAAACGGGGATAGCGTTACCTTTGATTATGCCGGAGGATATCTTATCAATAAGCCCACGGGCATTGATACGGTAACGGTAGCCCTGTCCCAGGCGAAGGGTATTAACCAGACAGGCGCGACGATTCAGAGCAAAAACGTTCAGCCCCGGCCTGTGAATATCAACGGCTATCTGGTGGGAGACGGACAAGCAGCGAATAAAGAAAAGCTGCTTTCCGTCATCCGTCCCGATATTTCCGGGAAGCTGTATGCGGATGATTACTATCTGAATGTTTGGCCTACGGCGACACCCAACATCGAGGCGAAACAATGGGGCGCACAGTTCCAGTTTTCCCTTTTGGCGGCGTATCCGTATTGGTGCAAGGACGATTCCGCAGCGGTAACATTGTCCGGCATTCAAAAGCTATTCAAATTCCCGTGGAACATTTCAAGGCCATATCGTTTCGGCCAGCTGTTTGAGGCGAAATTTATCAATGTGGAGAATCGCGGCCAGGTTCCCGTCCCGTTTACTGCTACTCTCTCGGCAAGCGGTGATGTGGAGAACCCCAAAATCACCAACGCCGCGACGGGAAAATTTCTGCTGATAAATAAAACTATCGTCAGCGGGGAGCGGCTGATTGTAGAGATTACACACGATCGGACAACTGTAACGTCATCCGTCGACGGAGATTGCCGGGGCGCGTTGAGCCTGAAAAGCACTTTGTTTCAGCTGGAAGTTGGGGATAATGTGTTGAAGCCGGAAGCGACAAGCGGGCTTGCGAATTTGCAGGTTGATATTGATTTCGCAACGGAGATCGTGGGGATTTCGCTATGAGCTTTGAAATCTATAAAGAGGACTTTTCCACCCGGTACGAAATCCGGCACGCGATCAGTGTTATCATGAATATTTACTACAACGATATCGGAAAGCTGATACTGGTTGCGCCGGTAAGCGACTACAACATTAACGTGTTGAAGGTCGGCAATCTCCTGTATGATACGAGCAGAAACGTAACATTTGTGATAGAAAACACAAAGATTGACACGACCACGAACCGCATAACGGCGAATGGGTACACCGCAAACTGGCTTTTGAATAAGCGCATCATTGCATCGGAATATCACATGACAACTATCGAAACGGGCGTGTACAAGCTAATTAGCGATAATCTCCGGGGAATGACAAGGATTCAAGTTGCACAGGCAACCGGGATGACCGATAAAACGGACAATGTTTTCATTGGCGGGAATTTGCTGGATGAAATTATCCCGTTTCTTGAAGAAAAAGGCATAGGCCACACAATGGATTGGAATCCCGACGATATGACGCACACTTTCCGCCTTTACAAGGGGCGCGACCTGACGGCCGGCATTCACGCTATTGTCTTTTCGGAGGAACAGGGAAGCGCAAAAGACCTTGTAATTAACGACGACGATTCAACCCTTTGCAATGTGGCCTATGTGCAAGGAAGCCTTAGCGGCACAGACAACACTTTTGTTGAGATTGTCGGCGACGCAACCGGGGACAATCGCCGGGAAGTTTGGTTTAAGACAGCCGTTCGGCAGGAAAATGACGAATCTGCGGCCGATTGCAAAGCCCGTGCGCGTGCTTATGGACAAATGGAGCTGGGAAAGCGAATCCGGCGAAAATCCTTTTCTGTATCCATCGACCCGGAAGATCTGGGCAAGTATTACGCTCTGGGGGACATTGTATCGTGCGTATCTGCCCGGTTCGGGGTATCGTTCAGCGCCCGGATTACGGGCATTAAGTACACCTTGGACAGCAACAAAGCCCGGACAGAAGTTATCCTGGGCGACCCTATTCTTACAGCATTGGGGGCAATGAAATTAAATGGCTAATATCAAAAGTTTCCCGAATAACCAAGATACATACATAGGCGCAGAAGACGTTATGCGCTGGCACCATGGCCGCACATCTGGCGTTTTTGCTGCTGGCAGCAATGCCTCCGTGCAGGCGCTTTCCACGCAGGGAATGGCGGTGGAAGTCTCGGACGGCACCGGATGGATGGCAAATTCCGGAAGGAACGGCATTGTTTGGTGGATTGATAATGAATCCGTTGACGGTGCCAAATTGCAGCTTGCCGTTGATGCGGCAGACGGCGTTCTGAACCGGATTGATCGCGTAATCGTGGAGTGGAAAACCACAAACTACGTGGACTATCCGGAAGTGAAAATCTTGAAAGGCGCAAAATCTGGGAAGGCAGTAGCCCCGGCGCTGACAAACAACAGCACAATCCGGCAGATCAGCCTTGCGCGGATTTCCGTTGCAGCCGGTACAACCGCTATCACCGCTTCCATGATTACGGACGAGCGGCTTGACGCTTCGGTGTGCGGGCTGGTGACGGAAAAGGTGGGCATTGATACCAGCACAATGCAAAGTCAGTTTTCCACACTTTTGCAGGAAACGCAGGCACAAGTAAAAGATGTGCTTGATGATACCACGGCACAAGCCACATCGGTTCTGGATTCCATCAACCGGGAGCTGGCAGACCTGGAAGCCGGTACGGCGGTGGAGCTGAAAAAGCTCCTGTTCACGAACATCAGCGTGCCGGTATCCGCGTTTGTGGCTGATTCTACATATCAGGATTATCCATTCCGCGCGGCGATCGCGCTGACGGGGGTGCTGGATACCATGATTCCGGAAGTGGTTCTCGGCGTTGCAGACGCAATTGACGGCAATTTTGCCCCTGTTGCGGCTACCTATAACGGCGGCGTGTATCTGTATGCCGCAAGCGCCCCGGAATCGGCAATTACAGTTCCCACCATTATTTGCTGGAAAGGCGGTGTAAGCGCATGATTGGCAGAGTTAATACCGGGGGCGGCTCTGGCTGCATATTGACTATAACCGCCGTTGCCAGTGAGACCGTAACAATCTCCAAAAATGGTAAGTCTAAGAGCAAAACCGCGGACTCCAAGGGCGTTGCGGTATTCAGGGGGCTTGATACTGGTAAGTGGACAATCACCATTGTCAGAGGTGGTGTTCCGATTACAAGAGTTGTGGCTGTTACTGCAGATTACAGCGTTGCAATTCCGCTGTTTGCAGCCACCATCAACATCACCTATCCTGCCGGTTCGACCTGCACTTGCTCTGACGGCACAACGACTCTATCCGCCCCTGATACTAGCGGTACATGGGCTTGTATTGTACCGAACGCCGGAACTTGGACTGCAGCCGCTACAGATGGGGTAGAAAACACAAGTGAAACTGTATCTATAACTACAGATGGTCAAATCGTGGCTATTGAGCTTAGCTATTTGCTCTGGCTGTATAAAAGCGGAAATACCTATAATGCAGTAACCGGAGGCTGGTCAGTATCCAAGCATCAATCGACTGGTGGAAGCTTTGACGGCGTACTTACTCTAAACGACGATAGCATGCTATTATCTACAGAAGTATTTGGTGGCAGCGTAGCATACGCAAATGCATTCACGAATAACTCGATTGATCTGACAGGAGTAAATACTCTGAAATTCAAAATAACGGGTATTGGTGATACTGCATACTCGGACAAAAATGGCAATACACATCATTTTCGATTTAGTCTTGCGGTGGCGAATGAACGGCCTACCAAGCAAAGCTCAACATTTGCTGCAGATATGAAGATCCTTGCAACCGGCGAGTATTCTGTCGACGTTTCAGCTTTAACCGCGGGATACGTTGGTATATGGATAACCACTGGAGGATACATCAAAACGACGCTGACAATATCTGAGATATGGGGTGAAGAATGATGATTTACATTGATTCTGACTTTAAGTGCTACGTCACCTCTGGCGAAGGCCTTACACCTATTGAAACAGATGTCTTCGATGGTAAGTGCAGTGTTTATATTCAGGGCTATCGCTTCATTCCTGCGGGACAGACATGGACACGTGCTGATGGCGTAGTGTTTACCGGTGAAATGATAGCTCCGTGGAAGCCCTGGACAGAGCTTGATGCCGCTCAGCGGGAGTATGAGCGGGAGCAGTATCAGGCTCTCGCTGCTCAGAACGCCGAGTACGAAGCCGCATTATCCGAAATCGAAACCGCTCTGGGGGTGAACGCATGACCATCGAAGAACGGAAGCAGAGAATCCTCGCGAAAATCGCGGAAATGAAAGCCAGCGGCGGCGAGGAACAGCTGAAAGAGCTGGATGAAGCCTACAAGAAAGGGGTTGACAGTCTGTGACGCAAGAGGAAAGAAAAAGCATCATGTATGCCCAGGGGCGGGCGAACGCGCTTGCCTTGCAGGAGAAAGCCCCTGACATGACAGGCACCGAACTGAACGCGGCGGATAGCGACATTCCCAGTTTTAAGGCCGCTGTCGCAAACAAAAACATGCTGGAGCGCAAGGCCGGGTTTGTGTGCCGGTCATCTGCTGGCCGTGTGGTGCGTCTGGTGCAACTCTATGACAGCACTATCTACACCCAGGAGCCGGAGGAACTTCCCGCACAGTGGGGGTTTGCTTGGAGCACCGACCCAGCGAAAGCGTTGCCGTTCGTCGCTATGGCTACCAGCCCTTACAATAAGGGCGACTGCTGCACGGAGGGAAGCAAAGTGTACCGCTCCACGTTAGACAATAACGTATGGTCGCCGTCCGCATACCCTCAGGGCTGGGAAGAGGTGAACGTATGACGGTAAAGCAAATTCAGTGCCTTCTGACCTATTTGGGCTATTCTCCCGGCGCAATTGACGGCATTGAGGGCAGGAATACCCAAGGGGCAATTCGGGCGTTTCAGGCCGACTACGGGCTTACCGTGGACGGGATACCGGGAGCCGCTACCCAGAAAATGCTGATTGGTGCCATTGCCGGGACGGCGGTAAAGGTGGAGAAGCCGGAGGACAGCACCGAACCGAAAACCGGGACGTTCTGGGACGATATCAAGTACTTCACCCGGGATGAGTTCCGGTGCCAGTGCGGCGGGAAATACTGCAACGGCTTCCCCGCAGAACCGGTGGAGGAAACCGTCCGCATGGCCGATGAGATACGCCGTCGGGCTGGGGTTCCCCTGAATGTGAATTCCGGTGTGCGGTGTAAGCGGCACAATGCCGAGGTGGGCGGAGTATCCAACTCCCTGCACACCACGGGACAGGCCGTAGACCTCTCAGGGGCTATCTCCCCGGAGAAGCTGTATGCCATAGCGCAGGAGGTGCAGGCCGAGAAAATCCCCGGGCGGGGCGGTCTGGGTCTGTACGGATGGGGGATTCACGAGGACAACGGAAAGTACAGCCGGTGGAACGGCTGAGAAGGGAGTATGCCAATGGAAGAAACGGAAATCGCTGGGCGGCTTTCTGCGGTAGAACAGCGGAGCAAATCCAACTCCCACCGTCTGGACGCGCTGGAACGGCACACGGAAGCGGTGAACACACTGGCAACGTCTGTTGCTGTCATGGCGGAGAAGGTGGAGGCCACCGGGGAGAAGGTTGACGGCCTCTGCACGGACGTGCAGGAGCTGAAATCCGAACCCGGCAAGCGGTGGAAGTCGCTTGTAGAAAAGGTCATATACATCGTCGTAGCCGCTGTCGTAGGGTTTATTCTTGCCCGGCTTGGGCTGGGCTGATTTTTAAGGAGGAAAACAAAATGATTAACTGGATTGTACGTGTCAAAAACAAAGCCTTCTGGATGGCCGCAATTCCTGCGCTGCTTCTGCTGGTGCAGACGGTAGCCGCACTGTTCGGCTTTACGCTGGACTTGGGCGAGATCGGCGACAAGCTGCTGGCCGTGGTGAATGCCGTGTTTGCCCTGCTGGTGATTCTGGGCGTGGTCAATGATCCTACCACCGCCGGTATCGCTGACAGCAAGCAGGCAAGAACCTACAGTTCCCCAAAGGAGGACTGATGTGATAAGTGGATAAAGTCCGATGGAATCGGGTGATTCTGGATGAATTTTGTTCTCTGGCGATTCTCACGCCGTTGGAGGAAAAGATCATCCGCACCCGAGCCGCCGGATGGAGCCGTGTACAGCAGTGCCACGCTTACGGCATGTCCCTTGCCACATTAGATAGGTACATTAGGAAGTTGAAAAACTCCTATAACAGTGTGCAGGAGTATAGCTACATACTCCCAAAAAACATAGACTTCTGATAGCTTTTTGAAGGATATGTGATTGTAAGTCGGTAGGGAAACGAGAGTTTCCCTACCGATTTTTTTGTTATTCTATAGGCAGAAAGGGGCGTTGCCTATGGCTGAATTTCAAAGCTTTAATCCAAATCCCCGCGCAGCGAAAGTCGGCGATTGCGCAGTTAGAGCTGTGGCAAAGGCTCTGGGAATTGACTGGTATCAATCATACGTTGAGCTGGCCAGCGAGGGGCTGACTCAATGCGATATGCCTAGCGCAAATAACGTATGGGGCGCGGTGTTGCGGCGGCACGGATTCAGGCGGGCGGCAATCCCGGCGGAATGCCCGGATTGCTACACCGTAGGCGATTTTATCCGGGAATACCCTGACGGTATTTACGTTGTCGCGCTGAAAAACCACGTTGTTGCCGTGGAAAACGGCGTTTTGTACGATACTTGGAACTCAATGGACGAAAATCCTATCTATTTTTGGAGGCGTGAATGATGGCAAATCCTTATATGCAGCCCAACTACCAATCCGGCTATTTTCAGCCCAACTATTTCCAGCCGCAAATGCCAATCGGGCAACCGCAGATGCCCGCACAACCCCAACAGCCGCCCCTTGATGACCGAATTTGGGTAGCTTCGGAATCTGCGGCGGAGGCGTTTATCGTCACGGCAAACGGATTTGTGCGGCTCTGGGACAGCAACAAGCCTGTATTCTACGAAAAGCGGACGGACGCGCAAGGGCGACCAATGCCAATTGTAGCGTATGAATACAAAATCCGGGACGCAGGAGCTACCCCGGAGGCAGTCAGCGCAGGATTTGAGCAGCGGCTTTCCGCTGTAGAGGAACGGCTGAACCAGCTGACGGATGGAAAACGCGATGCCAAGAAAGCGGAGGTAAAACGCAATGATGCCTAATCCTATGCAGATGATTTCCCATTTCCCCCAATTTATGCAGCAGATGAGGGGGCAAGACCCGCAGCAACTGCTTAATCAGCTTGTACAGAGCGGGCGTGTAAACCAGCAGCAGCTTAACCAAGCCCAGCAAATGGCACAGCAGATGCAGGGGCAGTTTGAGCAATTCCGGGGCATGTTCGGCTTCGGAGTGCCTAGAAGGTAAACAATAATCTGGCCAGATTTTGTTATATTTTTCATCTTTTGAAAGGAGAACAAAATGAGTATTACAGCAAGTGAAATGACCCCCGCTGATATCAGAGCTGTCACCGATGGCAACAACGGCGGCTATGGCGGAGGCTGGGGCGGTGATTGGTCTGCATGGATCATCATTTTCCTGATCTTCGGCTTCTTCGGCTGGGGCGGCAACGGC